GGACGGCGATCTCCAGCACCTGCCGCACGTTCGCCCCGCCCCAGCGGTCCGGGTTGGCCTCGGCGTATACGCTCAATGGCGACAGCCAGACGCTGCCGGTCGTCCCCGACTCGGCGTACCGCTCGCCAACCTTCGGCCCGGCGTAGATCAGCCCGCGTGCCCGGTTGCGGGCGGCCTCCAGGTTGGCCCGGAGGGAGTGGGCGGTGCATTCGTGGGTCGGGTGCTGGTTCGTGAACCGGTCCAGGTAGTTCATCGCCCACAGCCAGACGCTGCCGGTCGTCCCCGACTCGGCGTACCGCTCGCCAACCTTCGGCCCGGCGTAGATCAGCCCGCGTGCCCGGTTGCGGGCGGCCTCCAGGTTGGCCCGGAGGGAGTGGGCGGTGCATTCGTGGGTCGGGTGCTGGTTCGTGAACCGGTCCAGGTAGTTCATCGCCCACAGGCCATGCCGGTCGTTCTCGGCGGCCCGCTCGGCCCACTCGCGGGGCTCGATCCACATGGCCCGGGGAAACTCCCGCGAGGCGTTGCCGCAGGCGTCCCGCAGAGCGTCGGTCGTGTCCTCGGCCGCGAGGTGGTCCGGGTAGCCGTCGTGCTCGGCCGGGAAAACGTCGATGAGTTTCGGGTCGATCACGGCACGGCCCTCACGACGGCGTCGGCATCGGTCGGGGCCTTCACGATGGACAGCACAGTTGAACCCGACAGCACGACCAGGGCCGGGAGGCCCTTGGCCTTCGCGGCCTCAACCGCGGCCCGGTACTGGTCGGGCACATCGCCGTCGCCGTCGGTGGCGTCGGCCTCCACGAGCGTGGCCAGAATCTGCCGCTCGCGGTTCAGCCGGTTGAGGCCGACCGTCACGCCGGGCGGCACGGCGTGCGAGTCCTTCTCGTAGACGTACACGGCCGCCGTGGCGGTCTTTGCCACCACAGCGGTGCCGCCCCAGTGCCACGCCGGCAGCGGGCCGGCGAGGAGGATCAGACCCAGAGCGAGGATGACGAACGGCCTCACGGCTTGACGGGCTCCGCGGGCTTCAGCAGTTCGTGGGTCAGCTGCTCGCACACCGCGACCGCCTGGTGGTGGCCCTTGTCCCGCAGCCGGGCCGCGAGGTCGATCACCAGCCGCAGGTCGTCCACCGGTGCCCGCTCGCGGGCCGGCTGGGCCGCCCGCACCCGTTGGGCCAGCACGACCACGGCGTAGATCACAAGGCCGACGCCGGCGGCGGCCTGGAGGTAGGGCAGGATGTTCACGGGGCGGGCTCCTGGGGCAACGTGTCGAGGATGTCGAGGATCTCGCGGACGAGGGCCACGCCCTCCTCGGTGTGGAGCACCGCGGCCAGCCGCTTGGCAAGCCGGTCGTCCAGCCGGCTGGCGGTCCGCGAGGCGGCCCACTCCAGGCCGTCGGCCACCACCTGCGAACGCTCGCGAACGTCGGCCGCCGCGGCGTACCGCCGGGCGTAGCCGATCGCCGGTGCCCACTCGCGGAGGAGGCGGATTTCGGCCAGCATCACGCCACCCCGCGGACCAGCGGCAGAACCTGCTCAACGGCCCCGGCCGCGATGGCCAGCACGAGCGACCGGACGGCGGGCTTGGCGATCACCCACAGCGGCCACGCCAGCGTCGGCACCGCCTTGTCGGCCAGGGCGTCGAACAGTTGGCCGACCGCCTCCAGCACGGCCGCCTTCTTCTGCTCGCCGGTCATCGTGACCACGCCGTCGTAGGCTTCGGTCAGTAGCCGCAGCAGGGCCACCATGAGCTCGCCAAACTCCCGCCAGGTCAGACCGTCGGAGGCTGCGACCGTGGCCGTTTCAATGAACGCCCGGGCCTTTCCGAAGGCGGATGTCGAACCATTGGCGGCGACGGTCAGCGGTGCATCGGAGATCATTGGATCTTTCCCTCTTCGTAGAGCTGCTTGGCTTGTGCGACGGTGCAGAACGGGACGATGGCCTTGGTGGGATCACCGGCCCCGGCGAGCTCGAGGGCCAGCCGCTGCCAGAACGTCAGCGGTTCGGCCCGGCGGCTGGTGATTGCCCCGACGCCGACCCGTGACGAGGTTGGAACGTGGACGTGGTTTGCCGACTCGCCAGCCCGGGCGATGGCCTCGCGACCGCGGGCCGTGTGCCGAAACTGCGAATCCTCTCGGGTTCTCACGGCCGCGTTCCTTCTCCCGTCATTGTACGGGCGTCCAGTTGTGCCACAGGCCGCGGAGCGGCCACGGGGCGGTCGGTCCTTGTGGGTCAGCCGACTGGGAATGGCAGGGCCATTTCGACCAGCATCCGCGTCTGCTCAAGCGGGCCGCGGTTGTCGATCACGCGGTCGATCAGGTGGTGCGAGATCCCGGCCTCGCTGCTGTGGGTGTGGCGAGCCTCTTGACCCCGCTCAACCAGCCACACCTCGCCTCCCTGGTTGCGGATCCACTCGGCCTCATTGTCGAACCGCACATCCGAGAAAACGATCGTCCCGCCGTAGGTTTCGATCCGCCGCTTCGCGATCCGCAGCCAGATATCCTCTGCCACCATGCCGCGGCCCCATTCGGTGCCGAGGGTCTGCATCAGCTCACGCGAACTCTTGCCGAGCCAGGCCAGCGGCGTCTCCTTGTTCCTCCGGCTGCGGAGCATGTCTTCGGGCACGCCCAGCATGGCGGCCAGCCCTTCGTAGAGCGGGTCCGCAAACCCGAACACGGCCGCCCCGGGGATCATGTCTGCCACGGTGTTCTTTCCGGCCCCGGCCCGGCCGGCGATGCCGATGATCCGGCGGCGGGCCAGCCTGTCCTCCGCCGGCTCCTGGATGCGGGCCATCATCTCCTCGCGGCGGGCCTTGATCCCGGCCCACGCCGCCTCGAGCTGCTCCGGGTTCATGCTGCCGCCGATCCGCTCGATCTTGAACTCGGCCGGTGCCGTCTCGGTGGCTGGCTTCAGGTTCACGCCCCCGATCCGCTCCAGGAACTCCGCCGGCAGGTCGGCCAGCACGACCGGCTCCGCCTCCGCCGTGGCCCGCTGGGCCTGCTCCATCGTCCGGGCCTTGGCCACGAACGGGCTCCCCTCGCACGCCGTGCAGCCGACCTCCGGCTCCCGCCACACGTCCGCGAGCACCGCCGCGGCGGCGGCCTGGGCGGGCTGGCAGCCGGCGAGCGGGTGCGGCTTGTAGCCGTCCAGCTTCGGATCGTCGGCCGGCGTGGCCGCCATGCGGGCCGCCACGGCCTCGCGGATCAGTCGGTTGGATTCTTCAAAGCTCGCCATCTGCTTCTCCTATTGCATCCGCGGCCCGGCGACGTGCATGGCCGTCAGCCCACCGGCCGCGTCGTAGATGAACAACTCCATCGCCTGCCGGTTGCCGACGAAGCCCTCGACCGCGTGGTAGTCGTCCGGCGGGCAGAGGGCCGGGGCCACCCGCACGAGCACGCCGTCGTATGTCTCGATCGGCCGCGACCACTCGGCCGCCTGGTGGTGCAGGTGGCCGGTGTGGATCTCGCGGTAGGGGCATCGTGCCCACTCACGGGCGGCCTCGATCGCCATCAACTGCGGCAGCTTCCGCTTCGCCTTGTGGCCATGCACGAACCCCAGGAGGTTCTTGCCGTGGGTCAGGTACTTTCGCGGCGTGTATTCGCTGTCGACCCGCACCCGCCTGTCGTTCCTGAACCGCTCGGCCAGGATCCGCTGAAAGGCGAAGGTCAGCGTCTCGTCGTGATTGCCGTTCACCACGAGCGTGTCCACCGGGGCCACACCAGCCGCGGCATCAACCAGGGCCAGCATTGAATCGGTGCCGTCGTTGAGCATCTTCGGGAGCCGGCCGTCCCGCTCCAGCGGCGTGCCCTTCGTGGTCGTGCCCGCCGGCGAGTCGTAGTGGTAGACATCGCCCAGCGTGGCGACCGTCAGCCGGCCCGGCTTGTAGCGTGTCGCCACGTCCAGCAGCTCGGCCGACGCCTCGCGAACGAGCTGGGCCGCAATGTCGAGGTCGTAGTCCTGGCCGGCCGTCCGCCGCCATGAGTATTTCCCGTAATGAACATCGGCCACCACGAGCACCGCCCACCGGTCGGCCGTCTTGACCGGCTTCGCCCGGGGCGTGATCGGCTTTCGGATCTCCCCCTTCGCCGCCTCGATCATCGCCTCGACGCACTCGCGGACGCTCGGCCCGGCCTTCGGCCGCAGCCGCACGAACACCCGAAAGAGCTCGGTGACGATCGGCCGGCCCGTGTCCTTGTCGGCCGACATGCCCTCCCACTTCGTCGCCTCGCTCGCCGCCACTTCGTAGCGGGTCAGGTCGGCCTCGATGTGCTTCAGGAGGTCTTCGACCGTGCGGATGGTCCGCGAGCACGACCGAGCCTCGATGCCGCCGCCATCGGTGCGGACCTTCACCTGCTCGGCGTCGGCTGCCGGTGCGGCGTCCACGGCGGCCTTGACTGCGGCTTGTGCCATTTTGTCCGTCAGGTTTTTCGGGTGAGCCACCGAACCACTGTCCAGCGCTTCGGGATTTCCAGGCCGTGCTCCGTCCCCCACGCCTGAATCACGCTTGCGGCATCGCACTGTTTCAGCCTGCCGAACTCGCCGCGTTCCCACCGGTCGCGGATGTCCTCCAGTTCGGCGAGCCGATCTGCCGGCAGCCGCCGATACCACGGCTCCAGCCCGTTCTTCGACTTTCCTTCTGCCTCGACTGCCGCTGCGTGCAGCGCGTCCGCGAGCGTGCTCTTGGCTTTCGCCATCCGTGTGCCTCCGCATGGTGGTCCTCCGCAGGGTCGCATGGATCCG